TACCACCGCCTGTTGTATATTGACCAGAAGCATTTACTTGGTTGTCCGTTGTAAATGAAGTCGTTGATTTACCTAATGTTGCTGAGCTAGTATATAATGCTAATTTAAATTGATCTCCACTAGTTTGTGCAAAGTCGTGTTTTCCTTCAAGTAATTCTTTTTTAAATGAATTACATATTGCGTTTGTTGTTATTGCCATGTTTTAACTCCTTTTTTATGGTGATGGTGACGGTACTTTAACTCTAGGAACGCCATCATCGAATTCTGCTCTTCTTCTTCTACCCATTTGTTGGATACCAAAAGCTTTTAATTCCTCAGTATACTTGTTTTTGTATAAATTGTACATATCCAAGGGGCCTTTTAAAAAAGAAAATGACTCAGCTAAAACTCCATGTAACAACATTGATTCTTGATAATCTGAAAGATAAGTAGTTGTAGTGCTATTAAAATGCGGAGGAGTTACAATATAATTTAGTTGTGTTGCGTAGGCGATATCTGGTGTTGGAGCAACTACAATAGTAGTAGCGTCCCAATTAGCATAATATTTTGGTTGACCAGTTGCACTACTTGAATTGTATTCAGTAATAAAACTACTATCTCTTTTTTCCATAAAAGTACGCGCAGAAGTAGCTGATGTAGTAGCAAATACTTGAAGAGATCTAATAATTAAAAAATCAGCAGGAGTTACAAGATATCTTTTATTAGCAGTGAATGAGGATGTAGCATATTTTCTAGTATCATCATAATCTACTTGACCTGCAACGTCTAACTCTACATTTCTAATAAATTGATCTAATATTGAATCACTTAATACGTTAGAATCTACTTCTGTATAGTTTCTAATCTGTGTTAAAAAATTAGGATGTGTAATTGCCATTATGATATTTCCACTGTTACATTTCCAACTGACATTTCAGCAGAAAAACTAGTTAATGGTGTACCTAAGATATTATCACTTGAAGAAGGTATCATACTGTATCCGTTGATTAAAGGATCATTATTTGGATTGTTATTTATGTATAAAGTAAAACTAGATGTTAAATCAGGTTTTTGTGGTCTAGCATCCAGTAACCCTTGAGGATCAGCACCGTAAACTTTAGGAGTAAGTTGTGGATGTTTAGGTTCAAACTCTGAAATATGAACGATAGAACCATTCCATTCTTTTACCATCTCAGTATATGGAAAAGCTTGACCAGAACGATCAGATATAGCTAATGAATTTTTACCTCTTGCGAATCGTGCCATTAGTTCCTCGTTGGATAATAGTTAGCTGGTGAAATAAACAAAGAAGCTCTTTGACCATCTTCATCTAAAGCTCTTTTAAGTTCATCCTCGTAATACATTTTTAAAGCTTGTGTTCTTTCTGGTGAGTATTTTAAAGATAAATAAAAAGCTAGTCCAGAGATCATACAAGGTAGAAATCTAAAAGGTATATCTGGATTATTAGTGTAAGCTCCCGCGTCTTCAAT